CATCATGCTGCATACCAACGGCATGCTGCTCAACAACACGATGGCGCGAGAACTGATCGGCGCGGGCCTCACGCGCCTGTTCGTCTCCCTCGATGCCGTCACGCAGGAGACCTACGACAAGATTCGTGTCGGTGGGAATCTCGCTGTCGTGACCATGAACATCGAGAACTTCCTCGCGGTGCGCGGCGACAGAACACTGCCGGTGCTGGCCGTCTGCTTCGTGCGTATGTCGATGAACGCCCACGAAGAGGCGGCGTTCATGGAGCAGTGGCGCGGCATCGCAGACTTCTTCTCGATGCAGTCGTTTATGAACCCCTTCGCTGGCGAGCGGCCGGAGAAGGAGGCGCTGGCATCAGCAGATCGCGCGCCTGCGCGGCCCTTTGTCTGCCCGCAGCCATTCCAGCGCATGCGCTTGTCGGTCACGGGCGATGTGCATCCGTGCTGTTCTTTCTACGGCGATCAAATCATCGCGGCCCCAGCCTGGCTGCAGGCGCCTATCGGAGCCGTCTGGCGTGGGCCGATGCGGAATATCCGCCTCCTGCATTCGAGCGGAGACGTATGGGATGAGTCGCGCAAGGGCAGCATCGCGGCAACGTGCAGGGCCTGCATGCGGAACAGCTTCACGTCGGTCTCGTGATGCAGCTCGCCCGCGTCGACCCGTCCACCTACGAGAAGGTCCAGATCGCCCGCTCCATCGCCAAGTGGGACTATTGCAACGTCACGCCAGGCGACGTGATGCGCTACCGGGCGATGCTACTCCCACGTGGCGAGTATGAATCGGTCTGCTGCATCGGCGTCAGGAACGGCGCCGAGATGGAATACTTCCGCGCTCACTTCCCCGAGGTGGTCGGCGTGGACATCAATCCAGACTGCGGGCAGCCGAATTTCTGGGCCGGCTCGTTCGACGCGATGCCGGAAGACTGGACGGGGCGGTTCGACCTTATCTTCTCCAACGCCTTCGACCACTCTCAGCACCCGGACGTCACGGCGCGTGAGTGGCGCCGCATCATACGCCCAGGCGGCGCCGCGCTCCTCGCCTTCGTCCCGAACGTGGCGCCGACAGAGACCGAGCCGACCGGGGACCTCACCGTCGATGACATGCGTCGCCTCTTCCCTGGCGAGCTGCTGGCCGAGGGGACCTCGGAGCATGGCTATTGCGACCTGCTGATCAAGGTGGCGCCCTGATGAACGAGTCGGCAACGAACTGGCTCGACCGTCTCACGCTCACCGTCGCGCCACGCTGGACGATGCGCCGTATACGTGCCAGAGCAGCTATCGACGTCTTCACGAGATCCTACGAGGCCGCCGTAGCCGGCCGGAGAACGCAGGGCTGGCGCAGATCCTCCGGCGACGCCAACTCGTCGCTGATGCAGGGCCTGTCGCGGCTACGCGAAGACGCCCGCGACGTGGTTAGAAACAACGCCTATGGCGAGAGTGCCGTCGCCACGATCGCCGACCATGCGGTCGGCTGGGGTATCGTCGCCAAGCCGTCGAAGGAGACGCCGAGGCTTGAGGCGACTCGTTTCACTGAGAAGTGGAAGGCTTGGGCAGAGACGACGGCGTGCGATGCCGAAGGGCGCCTCGACTTCGCCGGCATCCAGAAGTTAGCCATGCGCTCGGTGGCAGAGTCCGGCGAGATCATGATTCGCCGTCGCTGGCGCAGGCCAGAGGATAATCTCCCGCTGAATTTCCAACTGCAGATCCTCGAGTCGGATTATCTCGACTCGTCGAAGGACGGCATCTCGACGCCAGGCGGCGGCACCATCGTTCAGGGCGTCGAGTACGACGCCATCGGCCGCCGCTCACGCTACTGGCTCTTCCGCGAGCATCCCGGCAGCAACTTCAGTGGACTTCGCTCCTCTGGTCCAGGGCAATCGCAGCCGGTGTCGGCGTCCGAGATCCTCCACGTCTTCCCGTCGAAGCGTCCAGGGCAGGCGCGCGGAGCGTCATGGTTCGCGCCCGTCATGCTGCGCATGAAGGACTTCGACGAATACGAGGACGCCGCGCTGATGAAGCAAAAAATCGCGGCCTGCTTAGCGGTCCTGACGACTGATGTGGACGGCACGACGACGCCACTAGGTGGGACAAACACGGAAGAGCCCACGTGGGACATGCTCTATCCAGGCATGATCAAACAAATTCCTGGCGGCCAAGCCATTACAGTCGTTGAGCCGCCGAGTGTCTCCGAGCATGACGCCTACGCCAAGACGGTGCTGCGCGCTATCGCGACGGGCCTGGGTGTGACGTACGAGGACCTGACGGGCGACTACACCGGCATGCCGTACTCGGCCGCGCGCATGTCGCGCATCCGGCACTGGGCGCGCGTGGAGGACTGGCGCTGGCGTATGCTCATTCCGCAACTCTGCGATCCCGTCTGGGCCTGGGCAGTGGAAGCCGCGCGCGTCGGCAACATCATCCGCGAGCCTATCAAGGCTGAGTGGACGGCACCGCCGATGCCGATGATCGAGCCGGACGTCGAGGCGCGGTCCTACCAGATGCGCCTGCGTATCGGCGCTATTACCTGGCCAGAGATGATCCGAGAACTCGGCTACGATCCAGATCAGGTGTTCGAGGAACTCGTGGCGTGGAACAAGAAATTCGATGCCGCCGAGGTCATCCTCGATGGCGATCCGCGCGCCACGACACAACAGGGCGGCCCGCGGGATGCTGGAGGTGCTGCCGGTTCTCCCGAGCCGGCAGTTCCCGCTGCCTCCAGCGCCAACGGGTCCGCCCGTAGTAACGGCAACGGGCACCATCCGCCAGCGCCAGAGGACGGATGGAAGACGATCGAGCGCACGCTATCGCGCCTGGTCGACGCCCGTGATGCACGCGAGCAGATGCCGGCGCCCAACGTCAACGTCACCGTGCCGTTCGCCGATGGCGCCATCAGGCTCGAGCCAGCCGCGGCGCCAGAGATCAACGTTGACGCTCGCACGAGCATCAGTGACGGCGCCGTTAGGGTCGAGGTTGCACCGCCGCCTCCGGCTGAGATCCACGTTGAGGCGCCGGAGATCCGCGTCGAGCCAGCCGTCGTGAACATCGAGCGCGGGGCCGTCCAGGTGGATGTGGACGCGCCTACCACGATCGCCGAGGGAGCGCTCACCGTAACGCCATCGACACCGCCGCAGATCACGGTGGTCCGTACTCCACGCAAGCCGAGAGGGAAGCCGCCGACGAATGGCGACGAGTAGCTTCAGGCTCTCGAAGGAAGCGTCCAGCGCCGCCGCAGATGCGGTGACGCGGCTCCTCGACGGCGGGCGCCTGCGTCTCTACTCGGACTCGCCGCAGCCCGCAACAGCCGACGCGCCGGTTCCAGGCCGCGCCATTCTGCTCGTCGACCTGGCGCTCGGGAGCCCGGCGTTCGAGCCAGCGGTGGCAGGGAATGCTGAGGCGACGGAGATCAAGTCGTCGCGCGCGACTGGTAGAGGGACCGCGGAATGGTTCCGCGCCGTGACGTCGGGCGGGCGCGCCATCTATGACGGCTCCGTCGGAGAGGACAACTCCGGCGCCGACTGCGAGCTCGGCTCCACGATGATCTCTCCTGGCGTCGAGGTGCTAGTGTCGAGCATGATCTACACGCAGCCGAAGGCGAGGGCGTAGCGTGCCCACGGTCACGCCGAAGGCACTGGTCGAGGGCACGCTCCTCGCCGCCATTGCGCCAGGCATGCCGGGTCTCTACCGTGTGCCATTGAGCGGCGTCATCGCCGCCACGCTGCGCTCGATCCGGCTCTGCAACACCAGCGCCTCCAGCACGATCACGGCGACGGTCTACCTCGTCGCGTCTGGAGATAGCGAGGGCGCGAAGAGCATCATCATTCCTGAGACCACGCTCGGCGCGAAGTCGTTCCTGCCCGACGACTCGATTCACGTGCTCGGCCCAGGAGATTATATCTCCGCGGTGGCGTCGCTCGCTGGCGTCGTGTCGTTCCGGGCCTCGGGCGCCGAAATCCTGGAATGATCATCCGCTTCGCGCTAGCGCTGATCGCGCTGGTGCTGTGCTCGGCCACGCCAGCCTCGGCGCAGAGCGGCGTGAACTGGAAGAACGCCGGGACGTTCCTCGGCCGCGCGACCACGATCGAGTGCGGGTCCGGTATCGATTGCGGATTTATCGGCGGCACTGGCACGCTCACCGTGACAGGTAGCATGCCGACCGGCATCGGCTACGCCTCGCCCTGCTTCACCGTCGGCTCGGACGTGTTCAACCAGGTCGTCATGTGCGGCTCGCTGACTGGCAACCCAGTCACGTTCGCCCCCGCAGGATCAGACACGAACATCAACCTCCTCATGTCACCAAAGGGAGGTGGATCGTTCGACATCGCCGTGCAGAACTGGAACAACACCGTCACGACGGGATTTCGCATTCTTAATGCAGTGAGTCTGGCAGAGGTGATGAACATCACTCCGATCAATGACACGCTTAGCGGTAGCGTGACGCAATATACCTTCTCGAAAGGACTTCACGCATCGGACGATGTAGGCGGTAACACACAGATCTCGAATATGAATACGCCTGTTCTTGATCAGAACGCTGCGGGTGAAATCGGCCACTATTTCACGGTCATTCAGTTTAATAGCGACAAGGGATTTCTCGGCGGCACCGTCCTCGGCGTGGATAACGACTTCCGCCACACGGTAGACGACCGATGGATGTTCAGGATTGTTGAGGGTCATGGCCAGAACTCATTTGGGTTCCCAGACTCTCAAGCGCTGATCGGCATCAACACCATCGGGACTCCAGCCGCTGTGCTTCATATCGTGAATCCCTCAGTCGCGAATAGTGTCGGTGATACGAACGCGACTGTTGTGCAGACCGTTGAAGGCGTGACGACGCAGTCCGCGCATCTGACCGACTGGAAACTCACAGGCGGGGCCGTACGAGCGTTCGTCGACAAGGACGGCGGCGCCAACTTCGGCGGCACTCTGACCGCCGGCACGCGCACCGGCACACCAGCCACCTTTGCGTCCTTCGACAGCAGCGGCAAGTTGGTGGCTGGCGCAGCGTACGCCGCACCCGTTGGTCCGATCGCTGGAACGTCGAACCAGATCAGCGCATCAGCCGCATCAGGATCGGTCACGCTCTCGCTGCCATCGTCCGTGACGATGCCAGGAGATTTGACCGTAACAACACGCACCGGAACGCCTGCGACCTTCACTACCTTCGACTCCGGCGGCAAGCTCGTCGCAGGTGCGACTTATTCGGCGCCAGTCGGTCCAATTGCCGGCACCGCCAACCAAATCACGGCATCCGCCGCCTCTGGGAGCGTAACGCTCTCGCTGCCGGCGGCCGTCACGGCGCCAGGCTCGCTCACGCTGACCACTCGCACCGGAACGCCAGCCACACTCGCGACCTTCGACGCGACCGGCAAACTCGTCGCTGGCGCCGTCTATCCAGGAGCCACAGGTCCAACCGCCACCACCGGCGGCATCATCGGCGGCGGCTTCTCGAGCGGCGGCGCGACGCAACCCCTTTTCGGCAACAGCGCCACCGATACTGCGCAGACCGCAGGCATGCCCAGTCCAGGTTACGTCCGCGGTCTGTACGTCACGTACGCCGCAGCCCAGGCTGCCGGCGCACGCACGATCTTCTCACTTCGCCCCAACCAGCAGCCCCAAGGCATCGACATGATGGTCTCCGATGCCGCAGCCGCTGGCACGTACACCGTGCCATACCTCATGCGCTTCGAAAAGAACTCCATGGCGGACCTCAAGACGCAAGCGTATTCCGGCACGACGGCGACAACGCCGGTCGGCTGGTCCGCTGAATACCTGATGGACGACGGCGGCATCATCCTCGGCACGTACTGGGCCAATGCGCCAACACTCAGCGGCGCCACACGCTTCCTCACGCTGCCATACAGCATCAACGGCAGCGGTGGTCTGTTCACGACGGAGCCTATCGCTGCCGTACCCATTCCCATCACCGGTACGCTCAAGAACTTCTGCCTCGCGACCAACAACAACCAGGACGCGAGTGGCACCATGGTAGTAACCGTCGTGGTCAACGGTTCGGCCACCGCCATCACCGTCACAGTCCCAGTCAGCGCCCTAAGCGGCTCGGTGTTCTGCGACTACACCCACACCGCCGCCATCACCGCGAACCAGACGCTCTCGGTCCAGGTGGTCAACAACGCGACCGCCGGTTCAGGCGGCTTGCGCAACGCGACGATTGAACTCCTTCCAACCAGCGGAACGTCCGGCATCATCGGCGGCGGCTCCATCGGCGCAGTCGCGAGCGGCAGCACGGCCTACTGGAAGCCGCTCACACGCACGACCAACGCCACCGAAGCCAATGTTCAGGTGCCGATGCCGCGCGCGGGCACGATGACGAACTTTTGCGTGCAGCGCTCGGTGGCCGCGAGCGTGGGCACCACCACCGCCACGATCTTCAAAAACGGGAGCGCGAGCGGTCAGCTCACGATGACACTCGCCAACGCGACCGGCCCACAGTGCGCAACTGGCTCAGTGGCGATCGCGGCCGGCGACACCCTCTCAATGGAAGTCAAAAACTCCGTCGCATGCACGGGCGGCTGTCCGACCCTAGGCGGATGGAGCGCCGATTTTTGATGCGCTACCTCTTGGTTGCCATCTTGCTGCTCGTGGCTCTTCCCGTCCCTGCCCACGCGGAAACGCGAAACTACGTCAAAGGCGCGACGGTGCGCATGAACGCCGACCAGCTCGCCGCCAGCCTCGACAGCGCCCTCGGTTTCACGGGTACGCAGGTTACGGTCGGTATCACGCCAACGCTCGTTGTCGTGAGCCATCCATCGCTCACCTCGGCGAACGACGCGGCGGTCAATAGTGCGATCGCGGCGTATGTCTTCGATCCGATCTACAACGTTCGCCAGCAAGCCAGAGCGGCCATCGCCGCCGCCACCGACAGCGACACCGAGGTCAAGCGGGCGATGGCGGCGGTTCTCATCGACGAGATCAACGCGTTGCGTGAGTGGGTGGAGGCGTTCAAGGCGGCGGTGGCGGCTGCCACCACGCTCGCCGATCTCAAGACTCGCGTCGCGGCTCTGCCGGCGATGCCAGACCGCACGCTCCAGCAGGCGGTGACGGCGATCCAGAACAAGATCACGTCAGGGAGCGCTGACTGATGGCGTTCGAGATCCGTGACGATGCGTTTGACCTCGACGCACTCGTCCTAGCAGACTTCCCATACGCCGCATACTACGATGAAGAAGTCGCGGTTCCGGTCCCGACGCCAGCCGATACCGGAGGCGTCGGTGTCTTCAGACTCGCGCAGCGCATCACCGGCCGCGTGCGCGTCACGGCGGCGCCAGCCGAGCTCATCGCGAAGGGTCGTTTGCGCGTGCGCGGGACGGTGGACGTCACGGCTCCTGCGGCTACGGCGACGATCAATGGCCAGGTGCGGATTAGCGCGCGCATCGCGGTTACAGCGTCGAGCGTGAGCGTGCAGAGTGAGGGCGTCATCGCGCGCGAGGGCGAGTGGATTGTGGTGATTCCAGCCGAGGAACAGGAGGACACCATCGTGGTGCTGTCGAGATGATCAAGGGGCAGGATCTGCAGAACCGCATGGGTGGTGGCTCGCAGACAGCGGCTACGGGCTCGCCGAATACTCCTGTTATTACCGAGGACGCGCTAGCGAGCCTGCTGGCCCGCATCGACAAGGCGCGCACCACGAAAGACGGCGAAGAGCGGCACTGTGCCGACTGCTTCCGGCGAGGTCGCGACGCGGCGCTCAAGATCATCGACGGGGCATGAACGGGACGACACTGACGCTCCACATGACGCTCCTGCCACCTGGTCAGGCTCGCGTGCTCGCCTTCGTCGAGGAATACTACGCCGTCGCGCGTGAACCGTGCCCGGCGCGGCTCGTCGCACGTCGATTCAGTCTCCATCACGAAACCGTGCGAGAGACCTTCTCGGTGCTCTATCGCAAAGGCTGGCTAAGGACCAACTCATCGCCAGCAACTCCTGAAAAACCAATAGCTTAGCCGTACCCCGCCGCTATTGCGGGTAGGCAGTTCCACGCCACCCGTTCATCCTGAGCGCCGTGAAGCGCTCGGAGTCTACCGAGACCACGGTGCAGATGCCGCAGCTCCTGCTGCGCGCCGACATCAAGCCAGACTCCGTCAACCTCAATGCCCGTACCGTCGACATCGTCTTCTCCACTGGCGCCGCCGTGCGCCGGTTAGACTGGATGAGCGGCGAGCCGTACCTCGAGACGCTCTCGATGGAACCGAGCGCCGTTCGACTCGACCGGCTCAATCGCGGCGCGCCGTTCCTCGACTCGCATGACTCGTCCGGCGTCGGCAGCGTGCTCGGCGTCGTGGTCGAGGGTTCCGCGCGTATTGAGAACGGCCAGGGCATCGCGACCGTGCGCTTCTCGAAGCGCGCCAGCGTCGAGCCGATCTTCAACGACATCAAGGACCGCATCCTGCGCAACGTCTCGGTCGGCTACACGCCGCACCGCTACGAAGAGACGCTCGCCACCAAGGACGCACCCAGGATCCGCCATGCGGTGGACTGGGAGCCCTACGAAATCAGCTCGGTTCCGATTCCTGCTGACGCGGGCGCTCAAGTGCGCGACGCCAAGGCGACGACCCATCCGTGCATCATCGTGCGCGCTGCGCCTTCGGCCGGCGCCAAGAAGGAGTCATCCATGGACCCTGAGAACACTGCCGCCACCGTCGAAGAGGAAACGAGAGCCGCCGAGGTCGTTCCGAACGACGTGGAGGTCGGGGCCACTCAGGAACGCGATCGCATCAACGGGATCTTGAACGCCTGCACGGCCGGCAAGATGTCGATGACGTTCGCGCAGAAGATGATCGACGACAAGGTCCCGCTCGTCAGGGCACAGGGTCTCGTCTTCGACGAGCTGAAGAAGCGCGCCCAGGACGATGCCGGGCCGCGGCCAGGACCATCAGGCGTCCAGGTCGTTGGCGCCGATCCGCTCGATCACTTCCTGCGAGGCATCGAGGGCGCCATCCTGCACCGCATCGAGCCGAGCTGGTTCCCGCTCGATGACAATTCCCGGAAGTACCGCGGCAAGTCGGTCCTGCGCTGCGCGGAGGACGTGCTCTCGCAGCGTGGTGTGCGCATCGGCGAGTTCTCCAGGATGGAGATCGCCGGCATGGCGCTCGGCCTGGAGGTGCGCGCCGGGCTGCACACGACGTCGGACTTCCCGAACATCTTGGCGGACGTCGCGAACAAGACGTTGCGACGCGCCTACGAGATGGCGCCGCAGACCTGGCGGCCGCTCGCGCGCCAGATCAGCATGCCGGACTTCAAGGCCGTCAAGCGCAACCAGCTCGGCGAGGCACCGGCGCTCCTGAAGGTGCTGGAGCACGGTGAGTTCACCCGTGGCACGGTAGCCGAGGGCAAGGAGCAGTTCCAGCTCACGACCTACGGTCGGATCTTCGGCATCACCCGCCAGGCGCTCGTCAACGACGACCTGGATGCGTTCTCGCGCCTCACGATGGGCTTCGGCAGGTCGGCGAGGAACCTCGAGTCCGACGTCGTCTGGTATCAGATCCTGGCGACCGCGCTGCTGATGGGCGACGGCATCACGCTCTTCGACTCCGCGACCCACACGAACTACACCTCTTCTGGGACGGCCATCGACGTGACCAGCCTCGGCGTGGCCTTCGCGCTGATGATGAAGCAGACCTCGCTCGGCAGTCAATCGACCTCGCCGACTTATCTGAATCTCAGCCCTCGGTATCTCATCGTGCCGCCGAGCAAGATCACGCTGGCGATGCAGTACACCACCGCGGTCAACCCGAACCTCGCCTCCAGCGTCAACCCGTGGGCTGGCGTCCTGACGCCGATCGCGGAGCCGCGCCTCGAGGGCGGCGTGACCGTGGATGGCACCACGGTGGCTGGCAGTGCGGTGTCGTGGTATCTCGCTGCCTCGCCGGATCAGATCGACATCATCGAATACGGCTACCTCGACGGGGAAGAGGGGCCGACCGTCGAGACGCGAATCGGCTTCGACATCGACGGGCTGGAGATCAAGTGCCGCCTGGATTTTGCGGCCAAGGTCATCGACTACCGCGGCCTGTACAAGAACGCCGGAGCATAAGGAGGCACTCATGACTACGGGCTACAACTCACCAGGAGAAGTCGTCGAACTCACGGCCCCGTCCGGCGGCGTCGTTTCTGGCACAGGCTACAAGATCGGCCGGTTCTTCGCCGTGGCAGCGCAGTCGGCGGCCGTCGGTGTCAAGTTCAGCGGCATCCTGACCGGCGTCCATCTGCTGGCAAAGGTCGCCGCTGAGCCGTGGACCGAGGGCCTGCTGATCTACTACAACACGGCCTCAGCCCTCGCCACGTCCGTCTCGACCACAGCCATGCTCATCGGCGCCGCGACTAGGACCGAGGCCAATCCCACGAGCACCGGGCTCGTGCGCCTGAACGGCGTGGCGCAGTACTTCAACCAGCCGTAAGGGGTGGGATGTTCACGGTCGATCTTGACGTCTTCAACGGGTTGCCTGGGGCGCTGACCGCGACGGTCACGCCAGCCGGCGGCTCGCCAGTCTCCACCGTCGTCCATTGGCGGCGGGAGGACGTGCCTCCAGGCGACCGGCAGCCCGGCGCGATGGGGTTCAGTACGGTCAATCGCCGTCAGCTCGCCTGGGTGCGACGCGACGACGTGCCGAGCCTGCCGAAGGCCAGCACCATCCTGGGCGGGCCGGAGCATCAGCAGAAGACCTGGACGGTGCAGTCGGTGGACGAGTCGCATCCGCACTTTCATCTCGCCGTCGTGGGGTAGGCGATGGCGACCCAGATCATCTCCGTCCGGCCCGAGCAGATCGCGAACCTCGTGACGCGCCTGGAGGGCCTAGGACGCGAGGCGCCGGACGCAATGGTCAGAGCTCTAAACCGGGCGAGAACGTCAGTCCTAGCCCGTCTGCTGCGCTGGCTCGTGGCGGCAACAGGCATCCCGAGCAGCCGCCTGCGGAAGTCTATCCGCGCGCGCGGGGCCTCAAGGGGCCAGCTCCAGGCTGTCATTGCCCTCTACGGCGGCAAGGCGCGCCTAATCGACTACGACCGCCGGATCCAGGCCGACAAGCTCCCGCGTCACGGCTTCAAGGCGCGCATGCCTGGCAGCGGTCACGTCGGCTATTTCGAGCGAGCGCCAGGCTCCCGGCACCGGCGCCGCGGCGAGCCCTTCGCGCCGCACGAGCTGCCGATCCGCGAGATCCTCGGCCCGGCCTTCACCAGCTTCATCTCCGACGTCGGCCTCCAGGATCTGCTCAAGTTCGGCGGCGACCGGCTGCGGATCGAGCTCGAGCGCGAGCTAACATTCCGCGAGGGACGGCGGGCGGCATGATATGCCTGAGCCTCTTCGCGAGCAGATCATGGTCGCGGTCGCCCAGCGACTCGGGACGATTGTCGCCGGCACCGTCACCTACGGCAGCTTCTCCGTCTTCTACTACACGACGCCTGCCCATACGACTCGATCGCTTCAGTGGATCACGCAATACGATCAGCCCATCACGCCGCCAGGGACGACGACGCTGCTCGACGGCGGGCCTGTGCTGGGCGTCGTCCGTGGCTCTGGCAGCACGTTTGAGCGTCAGACGCACGTTCCCAATGCTGACGGTGCGATCGGCGGATTTACCCACGAGATGCACCTCACCATCTGGGGCTACGTCAAGGCTGCGGGCAGTGATCTCGCCAGCACCTTACTCGAGCGTCTCTGGGCCGACCATATGAACGCCATGCTCTCGGATCCGAGCCTCGGCGGCATCGGCGTCGCGAGCCCTGACGGGCCGCTCGACACCGACGACGGCGTGCTCGAGCCGCTGGCGTACTTCGCCCAGGATTGGGTGATCAAGGCCGGCTGATGTGGTCTCAAAGGCTGAGCGCACGCGCCTCCAGATGGAAGAGTCCTTCCGCTCACGCGGGAGGACGGAGCTCCGGTGCATGGACTGTGACCGAATACTGCTGCGGTATACGCCGCCGATCGGGCTGATCACGATGCCCTGCCGGCGATGTGGAACGTGGAACACCTTGACGACGGAGCCGCCAGCGGCACCGTAAACGCGATCAGGAGAACCTGATGGAGTGGCCAACGTGCGAGGCCCCGAACACGTATAGGGGGGCTCTCGATGACGATCAAACGGCACGGCGGTGGAATGGTATGGGATATCGCCACTACGCAAGGCCTGAGCTGGCTGGGTCCGTGGACGCCGATCCCGCAGGTGATGGGGACGATCACTCTCCCTGGTGGCACGTCGACGAAAGTGGACATCACGACCCACGACGACGTGGTGACCTACGGGCGCATCAAACAGAACGGCGGGGGCCTCGCCGACGTGACCGATCCAGGCGGGACGATCCTCTGGGATCCCGACGATACGGTGCACCAGAAGCTGCTCGCGGCGTTCCAGGCGGGCTCGGTGTTCCAGTTCCGATTCTCGTTCCCGTCGAGCACCGGCACCGTCACGAAGAAGTACGGAGCGCAGGGCCAGATCAGCATCGGCAACGGACAGGCCGACATCAACGGGTACGTTACTTACCCTGTGACCGTCGTGGCGAATCAAATCAATTTCTCCGTCGCATAAGCGTCGTCGCCCAGCACGGTCTCCTGGGGCGGCGGCTCAACCCCAGGAGACCAGGAGGACGCCGCGCATCATGAGCCAGTTCGTAGAGATCGAGCTAGACCGTCCCAGGCAGTTCAAGCTGTCCATATTCGACGCCCGCGACGCCTGTCGCTACCTCTCCAACATCCCAGGCAAGGGATCCGTCGACTCCCTCGGCCTCCTGATGATGCTCGCGCGCCGCGATCTCGACGGCTGGTCGGCCGTGCTCGCCGAGGGGCTGAAGCACGAGGAGCCTGGACTGCGTCCTGACCGCGCGCTGCGCTACCTCCAGACGTATATCCAGGACGCCAAGACCGACGCCGAGCGCTCCGAGCGCTGGGCCGCACTGGCGAAGGGGATTCGCAAGGCGGGCGAGATCGGCGGCGTCTGGGATGCGCTCGAGGACGGCGACCGTGAGGAATCCTCGGGAAACGCCCGACCTTCCACGGCCTCCAAGCCCTCGATGTAGACGCCTGGATAACATGGGCGCGTCCAATCGCGGCACGGATGGGCTGGCGCCCGTGGGAGCTCGAGCAGATCGAGCATCCGCGAGACTTCATCGAGGCCGTCCACGGCTTTCAGTGGCGGATGCGGTGGGAGCTGGATCGAGCGGCCTTCATCGCCTATCACGTTCTGACGGCCGGCGGCGTGAAGAAGAACGTCGGCCCTGGTCTGGAGGGCGAGCCGATCGGCGTGGACGAGATCCTGGGGAGGCCGTTGTTTGATGATCCGCTCGTGCCGACGCCGGAGTTGAGCCCTTCTGAACT